GAGAAAATAAACATGACAGAAAATAACTGGATGAAAGGTATGACCGACGAAATCATAGCGTCGGTTAAGAGCGAGTTCGCTGACAAGTTCACCGAGCTAGACAAGAGAATCGCTGAGACTACACAGCAGAACGTAGTCTTGGAAATCAAGCAGCACGTTAGCCATAACGTGATTAACTACACCTCGCTCAAGGGCCAGCATCACCAGCTCAAGCCTTTGCTAGAAGTCATGGGGTCTGGAGAACCCGCCATGATTATCGGGCCTACGGGCAGCGGCAAGACTAGGGTAACGCACGCAGTCAAGGATGCCTTGAGCGCAAAGCACTACGCTATCCGCGCAGTCAACAAGCAGACTGCAACGCACGACCTGATAGGCTTCAACAATGCGACAGGCAACTACGTTCCCGGTGTGTTCACCAAGATAATCCAGGAGGGTGGGCTAGCCGTGATCGACGAGATAGACAACGGCAACTCGAATGTGCTGATGATTATCAAGGGCATACTCTCCGGCTATATCTATATGCCGTACGGTATGCAGGAGGTCAACCCTAACTGCCACCTCATGTGTACCGCAAATACATGGGGGCTAGGGCCAGACCGTGAGTACGTAGGCCGCAACGCCCTAGATGTAGCCCTCCTAAACGAGTTCGTCTGCGTCGAGTGGCCGTATGATACCGATGCAGAGAAACTATGGACGTTCTCTCTGTACAAGGTAGTCGATGAACCAAAGATAACTGAGACTCAGTTCCACAAGTTTATCGAACGGTTCCAAGCGATGCGAGAGTACGCCGAGACCAACAAGATACGGGTAATCTTTGCCACGCGCAACCTACGCCAGTGCATTAACCTAATGGCCAAAGCAGGATGGGATGAGTTCGATGCCTTGGACGCTACGGTATTCCGCTCAGTCAAGGGAGAGCAACGCCGTAGGCTACTCGAAGTCTACAGCGAGAAGCGTAAGTCTATCACGGCGAAGAAGGACGAGGACACCAAGTCTACCGTACCCGACGACATCAAGACTATCCTAGACAACGACGACAAGGCTCCCTTCTAAGCACCATGAAAATAGCACACAAAACCATATACTCATGGGAAGAGTTCCGCTCTGCCCTAGACAAGGATCCCAAGCGTAGCGACATCAAGAAGCTACGCAAGTACGCCAGCCATACCGAGACAGACGACGACGCGTGGTACGGTACGAAGTCGTGGACGGAAGCTGTATTCCTTCTCGACGCTGGAGGCTGGGGTATAGATAGACTAGAGAAAACTGAGGTAGACGACTCCATCGTGGAGTCTGTCGCCCCTCTCGAAGAGTACCTTACCGAGTACGTCCCGACTATCGCAGGCGGCATGGTAAACATAGAGGCCGCCGTCACGGACGCTGGCCCCGAACACTTCCTAGAAGAGGAAGAAACCGATACCGTAATAGCGGCAGGCAAACGCTTGCTTACGGTCTACGTCAACTGTTGGAACCACAATGGCATACCGGAGGAGTGTTACTTCCATAGGGGGGCTTTGATATACAAGGCTATAGACCGCCTAGAGTCCTTGGGTTTCGGCTGCGAAGTCATAGCAGTCTTTCCCTGTAGGGGAAACGGTGAAGCCCACGTAACCTACGTCAAGATCAAGGAGTTCCAAGAAATGATCGACGCCGACAGGCTATGTATCTCCATGTGCGCTACCTTTATGATGCGCCGGTTCCTGTTCCACCTACAAGAGCTAGAGTCCGACGAGATCAGACTACAGTACGGCTACCATGCTGACGGTGGCTACGGTACACAGATACCAATGGATACACTCAACGACGAGGACATTATGATACAGAAAGACAGCACGGAGCTAGTTTTCTGGTACGATGTCTCTGGTCTAACGGACACGAAGAAGATAGAGAAGACATTCAAGAAGCTAATCAAGCGAAAGTTCGTGGAGGTAAAGGAGAAAAATGCCTAGCCTAGCAGCCCAGCTAAAGCAGTTTAAGAATCAGAACATCTACGATACGAAGGGTTTCATAACCCAAGACCCGGACTGTATCGCTATGTTAAAGGCCACCGATAAGCTTGCGCCGCTCGACGATGCCGTGCTTGTCGTAGGCGAGAGTGGCACGGGCAAGGAGATCATAGCCCAGCGTCTGCACGGCAGGCGTACAGGTAGGTTCATTGCCTTGAATCTATCTGCCATGCCTGACACTATGGTACAGGCCGAACTCTTCGGCCATGTGCGCGGGAGCTACAGCGGGGCTGTCACCAGCCGTATGGGTCTGCTGGTTGCAGCCTCCAAAGGTACACTCTTCCTAGACGAGATCGGAGACATAGCCCCTGACATACAGGTGATGCTGTTGCGTCTGATAGAGACACGCCTGTTTCGTAGGATAGGGGAGAACGAGGACACAAAGTTCACAGGCAGGTTCGTCTTTGCCTCGAACTCGCTAGGCGACAACTTTCGTAATGATCTATACCAAAGGATATCAACCTTTAGGCTGGATATAAAGCCATTGAGGCGGCGTATAAAAGACGCGGAGCTTATCCTCAAGGGTATCCTGACCGACGAAGAAACCAAAGACTTGCTTGGTCTAGCGTGGAAAAACATAAAGCCAGAGCAGGGAGTCCTCATGGGTAACGTACGAGAACTGTTGCGCTTGGCCAAACAGTATAGAGTCCTAGGCCGAGACTACTTGGACTTCCGATAACCACAGGTACACACAACGTAGCGATAGGTTATAGCCCTAGTGTAGATTACAACTGGTGACTACAATGTAGCGATAGGTTATGGTGCAGGTAAATCTATCACCGGACTACCAGATTTACATAGACTAAAGAAAAACTTTTAACTATTAACCGGGTTGGCACGATTCCTGCTTATTACTAATCGTTAAGAGGTTTTTCCCTCTTAACACACAAAAAATTTGCGCTAACAGTTACACGGCGCGAAACTAACAGATAAAAAGCATAATGCAAACGATAGATACAAACTACGAGGTGGAGCATTTCCAGTCTGGTGATTGGAAAGACTTCAAGTTTAACGTACCAGAGTTCAAAGCTACGGCTGACGTAGTCTTTAGGTATGGAGAAGAGAAAACGCTTGGCCTGCTGAATCAGCAGATCAGCGCACGAATCCGGTCTACGGTAAAGAACTCGTTGAAGCCTAACGGCCAGACGACTGAAGAACTGAAGGCCGAGTTACTGGCGAAGCACCCTGACTTGGTAATCTACACCAAGGAGGATGCCGACAAGTGGACTCCAGAGAGCGGCGGCGGGGAGACTCCCGGCAAGCTGTTCAAGAAAGCTAAGCTGGCTTTCGCATCTGGGGATATTCCTTTGGGCAAAGAACTGCTTACTCGTATGGAGGAACTAATGGCCGAATCGGCCTAAACAAATCGGGGTAGCGTAGCATGGTGTCGTGGGAGACCCACGAACAGAGTAGTTACTAGCGTTCAACTTGGTGAAACACTGCGCTACCCTCTTATAATTTCCATGGAAAAAGACACAACATTACAGGATCACTCGGCTCTCCTTCGTAAGCTACGATCAAGGAGTTCCATAAGCAGATCAACATATACCCCAACCAACGCACATAAAGTAAAGCCGATTATAGATAAGCTACTTGATGGGAACACGGATATCCTAGTTACCGCAGAGGAAACAGGATATAAAGTCAACACCCTCCATGTAAAGTTATCGGACGGCTTTAAGTTTTTGGTTGACAACTCTACGGAGTATGGCCCAATCTATGCGGAGTTACGTACTCAAGTTGCGCTCCGCAAGACTGCTACCGGTGTCTTGATTTACTTCAAGGACACCATACGTAATCAGATCAAAGCCAAGGAAATGAAGTACGACTTCGCAGACTCTAAAGTCTGGAAGGCGGAGTTTCTCGCTTGGTTACAGGACGCCAAGGAAATGGATACCTTCCGGCGTGAGAACCTAATTATAAAGCACGAAGATATCAAGTGGCTGGAAGAACAACAGAAACTTGTAGACTTCGAGTTCGACACGGTCAAGGACACGCTTAGTGTCGTAAGATAATGCCCTTGGTAGTCATAGCCGCAACCTCTATATTTTTTACCCTGCTATTTATAGTCCTCATTATCATAGATCTACATGACCATTGAGGAACTACTAGACTGCACGGTAGAGAAACTAGAGTCCATGTCGGATGAGGAATTACTCCAACACTTCGACAGTTATCTAAAGCTAACCGAACCGAGGGTAGAGTTAGCCAAGCCGAGGACACGAAAGAAGCGTGTGCCTAAAGAGAAGCCCTCGTTGCAAGCCGAAATGGAACTACTAAAGAAAACCTATGGAATTACTTAACCTAGAAAAAACCGAAGAGGGCAAGCTTATCCTAAAGATAGATGCGTCCCTTATAAAAGAATCAGCCTGCGAGCGTAGGCTATGGTATATGCTATGCCGTGGTCTACGCAAGCGGAACACCAATCATAAGATGGAGTACGGCACGGCAGTACACAAAGCCTTGGAGTCGTACTACTCTGACGGTGACGAAGAGAAAGCCGTCAACGCGGCGATAGACCACTATGTTGATGTCCTCGTACCCGACAAGGACTTCCGTGACCTAGCCCATCTGGTCAACCTGCTCAATCAATACTTCAAACAGGACACGGGGCTTGAGGTTCGCAAAGACCCTGACTCATTGGTGGAGATGCGCTTTGCCTACCCCTACAAGCAAACACCGGAGCTGGACATAATCTTCTGCGGCACTATAGACTTTGTCGGAACCTACTTCGGTAGGCCTGTCATCGTAGACCACAAATCCACAGCAGCCTACAGCCCCGCCGCATACTTCGCATCCTACAAAGTCTCGCCCCAGCTAATGTTCTACAACCTCATCTGGCGTACAATCTTTCCCGAAGAAAACGTAGGCTGCATGATTAACGGTCTGTTCCTTGGCCGGTCTAACAAGAACAAGTTCGAGCGCAGCGAAATCTACGAGTTCAGCAAGGATATGCTGGATAAGTTCAAGGCCTACATCGACGACATGGTCAACAGGCTTATCTTGAGAATGAGTACCATGAAGATTCGCATGAAGTGGTCAGCAGAGTCCGAGGCCGAGGATATCTTTCTCAGTAACTTTGCCTGCTGCGAGACTAGGTTTGGACTCTGCTCGTTCTCTCCCCTCTGCACGGCGAACTCAAGCCGTGACAGGGAGTCCATCGTCAACATGGACTACGTCAACAAAGTCTACGACCCACTACAGTTTCAACTATGATGCAACAAGACTATTACATAAGCGCAGTAGATCAGGTAGTAACCCTGACTCGTAAGTTGGAGGCAGCGTATGAGACATCGTATAGCTCGCTGGCCTTCGCATGGGGTAGGGTACATGAGTTGGAAGAAAGACTAGAAGAATTGGAGAAAGAACATGGAAGTACCACAGAAAACATTAACGGCTAGGCACGACGCCTACTTGGACGGCATGGATAACTTTACCATGCTACGCTACACGGCAGCTATGGAGTCCCTCAACAAGACTCTTGAAGCTACGCTACAGGATAACGAAATGACAGGCATACTGACCGCCGACTGTGTAAGTCACACATCAGCGATACTTGCGGCGGCAGATATGTTGGGCAGTAAGCTAACCGCATTGGACAAGTCTTTGCAGAATATGTCCGTGATGGTAGGGAGGCTAGTAACCAAATGAAAATAAAACTGGATACCGTGGCAGGCAAGCGTGCGCTATTCGTAGCCGCCGACTGCGTTAGTCTGCTGGACAAGAAGCAGAAAGACTACGGGCCGAAGAACATCACTAGGTTTGGTGTTCGTGGTCTAAGCGTGCGCCTCTACGATAAGGTGGAGCGGCTCGCAAATCTGCTAATGGACAAGGAGGAAGATCCGCAGAACGAACCGTTGGAGGATACCTTCAAGGACATTGCGAACTACGGACTCATAGGCCTTATGCTTCTGCGGGAGCAATGGCCGGAGGAAGAACAGCTAGAATTTGACACCTTCTACGGTGTCATTGAACCAGAGACTAAGATAGAAATAACAACAGGAGCAGAGACAGAGGAAGAAAAAGAAAATGTATAAACCATTGATCGCAATTGTGGGTCATAGTGGCAGCGGCAAGAGTACGGCGTTGCGTAACCTAGACCCGAAGACAACCTACATCCTAGACTTGGAGCGCAAGGGATTCCCTTTCCGTAACGCTAGTAGGTTCAACATCATTCCCGTGGAGAACGCCAACGCTTTCCCTAGGGAACTGGACAAGGTTCTAAAGGAGGACAACTGCGAGGTTGTGGTGGTCGAATCGTTCACCAAGTACGTGGAGCAGGTTCACACGCTGGCTACCAACTCGTTCAAGGGCTACGATATCTGGTCGTTCTACAACAGGACTATCCGCAATATGTTAGACTCCATCAAGAACGATAAGGCTACAATTATTTTCACCGCCGTAGACGACATCGTGAAGATTCCGCAGATTACAGGCGGCGAGACCTCGCATCGCAGGGTCAAGGTGCAGGGTAAAGTCCACGAAGGCGCGATAGAGAAGGAGTTCCTCATGGTCTTGTTCACTGAGGTTCGCAAGAATGAGAAGACCGAGGAAATGGAATACTTCTTCCAGACTAACACGGATGGTGTTACGTCAGCCAAGACCCCAATGGGTATGTTCGATGAGCTACTCATCCCCAATGACATCGTGACGGTGCTGGAGAAAGCAGAGGAATACTATGCCTAAGAAACCTAGGGTAACATTAGGGCGGTTGTTTGTGGTATCAAACGACCACAAACACAGAGCAGCCAACAGGTCGTACATCTTTACGTACCTTGAGGGCAAACACAGACCTGTCCCATATCTATTCACGGACGGGCAGCTAAAGGAAGCCAGAGAACGGGCAGCTAATAACACCGAGGACTGTCTGCCTCTATCTAGATGGTGGCAGTTTTGGAAATGACAAAGAACAAAGCACTCTACATAAAGTTTAACGGTTCGTATAGGTTCATAGGAAAACACATAAAGAACAACATCATACGTGAGTTTCCTTTTGCTAAATCAGTCTTGTGGCAGAACAAATCGTTTAGCTTTGACAAAAAACTTCTCGACTACGCAAAGCAGAATGCTGTTGAGAACTTTGTCTTTGCAGATTTGCACAAGAATGTTTACTTACGCTTGAGTATGAACTCAATTTTACAAAACGGTTCAGACGGAGACTACGGTTACGGACTACAGTGGTATGTACCCATGAGCGTTGGTGAAGAGCTAGAAACCTACAAGAAATCTCCCTACGTTGGTGGGCCGAATAGTAATTTTATACTGTAATGAATTTCCCTATGAGTGTAGGGGATACGTGTAAGATACACTACGATAAACATAAACTACAATACATAATAACTAATGGCTAAGATCAGTCTAAAAGATATTACGGAAAGTTCGGGCAGGCCTTACCTCCCGAACGGTACATACACGCTTCGCATTGTCGAGGCAGAGCGCAAGGTCAGCAGCAAGGGCAACGATATGGTTGCCATTGTAACTGAGGTTGTAGAACCCGCAGAAGTCAACGGGCCTAGCGGCTTTGTTGAGGTCAGCGGTGTTCAAGTCAGGGACTACCCGCTGATTCCATCACGGAGTCTAAAGGAGTATCACAAAATCTTCAACTTGCCCGACGAGTTCGAGTTGGAGGATTACGACGAGATTGCAGAGGGTCTCAAGGGTAAAGCATTTAAGGCTGTACTCTACACAAAGTCAGAGTCTAGAATGGACGAGATCACGGGTAATCCCATGATCGACCCCATAACTGGGCAACCGTTAGCGAGTTATCGCTACAACGTGGAACGCAGACTAGAAGCTGCTGAAGACCACGATATGTCTGGGTTCTAGTCTCTAACGAGACTTGCGGTATGGTACGTAGGGAGACCCTACGGCGGGTTAAATTTATTTTCCCTCTGAAACAAACGCAAGTCTCACTTATAGAAAATAAACATGAAAAAAAGCAAAACTAAACCCAGATCAGATAGCAGGGTCAGAAGGTATTGTTCTCTAATGATACCGGAGTCTTTGCACCGCAGGCTAAAATCAAAGGCCAGAGACAAGCGTATGCGGCTCAATCAATATACACCACGCCTTTTGGCCAAGGCATTACGACACGAAGATGACGGTCTTTGAACAAATAAAACAAGAGTTGGACAGTTTGGCTCCCAAGAAGACGCAGGACTGTGAAGCATTGGCGCATAGGCTAAAGGATCTAATGGCTAAGGTAATGGTCGTCGGGTATAAGTCCGGCTTCCAAGACGCTGCGGCCTTGGTTATAACCTACGCTGACGATCACTTCAAGAAGAACGAGGACTTTAACAAGGAGTCCGAAGAGATCGCCACGGAGAAACTCATGGATTTGGAGTTTCCAACCGATGCGTCATAAGCCCACCGAGGCGTACTCTGGACTAACTGTTGTAATAGACACGCCCTCGCGGTTTGACCGACACGTTCTTTTGAGCGGTTATGCGGGGGCGTTTTTTGACTCTACGCTTGCAGTTGGTCGGTACTCTTGTGACCTGCGTACTATGTCTACGTTGGGTGCAGGGTTGTTGCCGGAGACGAAGGTAGTCTTGTTGCTTGGTCGTAAGTGTCTGTACCAGCACAAGCCGGGAGTGAGTCTTGATGAGCAGAGGGGGAATCCTTGGCTGGAGAATGGTGTAATCTACCTTGCGTCCTATATGCCGCAGGATGCCTTTGACCGTAAGAACTACTTCAACCCCAACGAAGACTACGCCGGGGGCAGCGATGACGACAAGGTAACACACGGGAAGACTAAGCGGCAGAACTGGAGGTTTTGGCTACGGAAGGATATCCGCAAGGTCTGTCGGTATCTTATGGTAAAGCCAAGTATGGGGGATTTCGATGAGGTAATCTACCCGGAGCTTGAGGATGTAGTCAGAGACCTCACGGAGACCAAGGGTAAAGACCTGTTCTTCGATGTCGAGACCATGAGCGATTTGACGCTCACTTGCTTTGGGTACGGGTGGTCGGATGCCGAGGCTATCTGTGTCCCTATGTACGAAATCCCGCGTCAGGCGTACTACTATGGGGGTCAGGGTACAGCCAGAATTTTAAGAGCCTTGGCGGTGGCATTTCGGGACAATACGGTGGTAATCCACAACGCCATGTTCGACCTCTTCGTCATGGCCCACAAGTACGGTATCCCATTCCCCCGCAAAGTCTACGACACCATGCTTTCGCACCACCGACTCTACCCCGAAGTCGAGAAATCCCTAGGCCATTGCATCTCTCTCTACATAGACCGCGAGTACCACAAAAACGAGGGCGTCTTTGAACCCCGCAACCAGCAGCAAATCCTCTCCCTCTACCACTACAACGCCAAGGATGTGGTAAGTCTCGCCCTGCTTAAACCCAAACTCGAACGCCACGCGGCACAACTCTACGCCAAGGAAAGCATAGACCAGGTAAACGACAGCATCATACCGTACCTGACTGCCATGTTCCAAGGTATCAACTACAACAAACGTGGGCTGGAGGACAAGATGGTATACAACACCCGCTACTGCGCCCAAGTCTCTCGTATGCTGCGGCTTCTCGTCGGCTACGAACTCAACCCCAACAGTCCCAAGCAGGTCTCGAACTATCTCTACAAGGGTATGCTTTACAAGAAGCCAGCTAAAGACCTGACGAACGAGAAGAACCTGTTGCAGTTGCGACTGAAGCACCCGAATCCCGTACTCACGCTTATACTGAAGTACCGTGAGATAGCCAAGCAGTCAGGCCAGTTGAAGTTCCCGCCGTACGTTCCACGTGGAACAACCAAGGAAAGGATAACCACAGCCTACAATCTGGCCGGGACTACCACCTTTCGCCTAGCCTCTAAAAGACTGCTTGGCAGATGGGGTACTAATGTGCAAAACTTTCCCAAGGGTTTAAGGAAACTCTTCATTCCAGATGAAAACAAAGTCTTCGTACAGGTCGATCAATCGGGAGCAGAAGCCCTTGTCGTTGCTTATCTTTCTAACGAGGGTAACTTTCGCAGCCTCTTTCTACATGGGATTAAAAGTCATGTGTACGTTGCCCTTCGTCTGTTTGCCGAAGTGTGGTCTACAGAAATGGGCCGTTCGGTCAATGAGTTCTGCCTTTCGCCAATTGCCGAAGTTGCTTCGCTGCGAGGATGGGAAGAACTCGACCGTCTGATAAAGTCCAGCGACAACTGGATTGCATCCAAACGCTACTACTTCATAGCCAAGATGGTCTGTCATGCCAGCAACTATGGCATGAGGCCTCCCACGTTCAGGGTTAACCTACTACAGAAATCCGAAGGCAAGGTCTCTATATCCCTCTCCGAGGCCAAACGATTTCTGAACACTTACCATGACCTCTTTCCTGAAATACGCTTGTGGCACATGGACACGGTTAATACACTGCGCCGTGAGGGTATCTTGCGTAATCTATTCGGCTACCCCCGTGTATTCACCGCCAACATAGACGAATCCATGTATAGGGAAGCCTACGCATTCGTACCACAGTCAACCGTGGGTACGATAACAAACCTCACGTTTACCAAGATGCAGCAGAAAATAGAAAACCCTCAAGATCCGCTATCCTCCATGAACGTGGACATCCTACAGAACAACCACGATAGCGTCCTACTCCAATGCCCACCCGAACACTCGGACTACGTGGCCAAGGAAACCATGACCATAATGAACTGTGATCTAGTTTCGCCACGCGGTGAGAGTTTCTCAATGAGAAGCGAAGCCTGTGTCGGTGATACATGGGGAGGTCTGGCGTGACGAATCTGGAGAAGTGGCGGTTGTATCTGGAAGACCTTGAATCCCCAAACCTCTACATAGATTGGGGATTCTATTTTATGATAAGCAGTTGCCTGCAACGTAGGATATGGACTTCGCAGGGTATCAACGCAATCTACCCTAATATGTTCATGCTGTTGGTTGGCCCACCGGCCTGCGGTAAGAGTCGCCTGATCTCCATGATCTCCGACATCATACAGGACTCTGACCTACTCATTATGAGCAAGAACAAGAAAGATACCGAGCCGCTCTTTCCCTATACCGCAGACAGCATCACGGCAGAGGCTCTCAGCAGATACTTGGCCGAAGAATGCACGAAGCTTTTTGAACTCGACGACGGCAGCGAATACGTCCATGCATCCTGTATGATGCTGATAGAGGAACTCGGAGTCTTCCTAAAGAAACGAACCGAGGACACCGTGAATATGCTCAACCAACTCTACGATGCTCGCAACTACCGCTACTACACGAAGAAGCAGGGTAAAGACAACGTGCAAAACGTGTGCGTGTCGATGATAGCAGGCACGACCCCAGCGTTCATCCGCGAGTGCTTCAATGAGAACCTTATATCCCAAGGCTTCACCTCCCGCTTTGTTGTAGTCTACCAAGATCAGCCGCGCTTCCTCCGGCAGTTCACCGGCTTCGATGACAAGCACAAGCAGGCTAGGGCAGACTTGGTTCAGCACATAAAGAAACTCTCCAAACGCTGCGGCCCCGTACCTATGTCGAAGAAGTGCGCGGCCTACCATAAAGAACGCTACGAGAGCGGCTCGTACATAAACAACAGAATCAACACCAGCCCCAAGCTGGATATGTACTACGCCCGGAAGAACATCCACCTACAGAAGCTCGCCTTGGCCGTGCAGATGGGCAGATCAGCAGAGTCCAAAGAGGTTGAGCTGGAGTCATTTAAGGAGGCAGAGAAATTCATTGCAGAGACAGAGATTTTCATGCACCTTAGCTATGACCTAACAGGTAGGAATGTGATACACGAATTTACGCGCAAGCTTGGTGAGTACATAAACAACGCAGACGACGGGGTATCCCACAAGAGATTATGGCTAGATTGGCACAGCGATCTGAAAAAGGACGAACTAGAGGCAGCACTAGAGTTTCTAATGCAAACCGATCAGATCGTGGCGGCAAAACGCGGGGGGAAATTAGTCTACCTTCCAAAATCAAAATAGCCAACCTCGTATTCAAGTTGAAGTTTATCAACCTCGACAGCAAGGAGATTTGTGACAGCCACGGCTGGGTGGATTTTAGCAGAGAGCTTATCGCATTAAACCCGGAACAGTCAGCCGAGGCCTTGCACGATACGTTTCTCCACGAGGTGATTCACGCTGTCTGTTACGTAATGGCTATCAAGATGGAAGAGGGTGACGAGCAGATGACACGCAGGCTCGCCACAGGTTTGTGTATGGTGTGGAAAGATAACAAGAAAGCATTCGATTGGTGGCAAAACCTAATCTAACGTGGTGGGAAAAAGAACGAAGACTTATGCAAGACGAACTAGA